GAGCCTAAAAACCCATTAGATGATTGGGGTAAGAATCAGCACAAGATACCAATGGAGGTTCCTATTGGTGAAGAAAAGCCAGTTAAGAAGATCGATCTAGAGAAAGAACTTGCTTGGCTTGCCACTAAAGTGAACATGGAAGAACATCGCAATATAGAAGTCGTGAAACATCTTCTCACAATAGCAGGTACTGGTAGACGTGCATATGCTCTGTATGGACATGATGCTACTCTATTATATGAAGGTGCTGCTGAGGGTGCATTATATCATGAAGCTTGGCACCGAGTTAGTCTAGGTTACTTAACTAAAGCAGAACGCCTGTCATTATATCGACTTGCTAGTCAAGTTTACAAAATGCCTATTGATGATACAACTGAGGCAACTAAGCAAGATAGCTATAAGAAAATAGAAGAACGTCTTGCAGAAGAGTTCAGAGAATTTGTATTGTTAAAAGAGAAAGCAGATAAACCCATTCAACATAGTGGTATCCGCAAGATATTCCAAAAGATATATGATTGGATTAAAGGAGTGTTTGCCGGACCAACCCGATTGCGGGAGAACGATATTGATCGTATGTTCCAGCAAATATATGCTGGTAAGTATTCTAATGCTACAGTACTAGAAGAGAATATAAATAATATAAAAGCTGGTGAATATGCTATGGCTGTGGGTCGACACAGATTCGAAACTATCACAAGTAGTAGACATCGTCAAGATGTAGTAAAATCAATGGCAGATCAAGCGTTGAGTCTACAGGGGATAAAGGATCTAGATTCATTGAGGGAGGTAGAACGAATTAACTTTGCACCTTGGTCTCTATGGTTAGATCAAACAGTGGTTGCGATGCGTGACTTCAAACAACCAACTCCTGAGAAGCAGGCTCTAAATGATCAACTATATCTAGTCTTCAAAGAGATAAGCCAGAATAAGCCGATTTTCTGGGACATGGTACTTGACTATTTTAGTTCAGTTGGTATCAAACACAGGAATGCTAGTTTAACTGAAGCAGACATTGCTGAGTTGGAAGAATTGGGAGGTGATGTAGTAGGGAATATTGATGTTGATAAACGTAGTTCATATGAGGTTTCCGCTAAGGATAATGCTATGGCTACCGTTAAGTTCTTAGTAAGTAGGTTACATGAATCAAATGAGATAAGTCCAGTAACTGGCTTACGACCATTTGTTGATTTTAATAATGTATGGTCAGCATTGTTATTAAACTTGAATTCAATTGACTCAGTTGAAAATATGATCGAGGAGCTCAGAGCTCTGGGTGAACAATCAATAAATAAACCGTGGTATACTGAATTAGCAGACGCATTGGAGATTGGTGAGGATGGTTCGGAGAATACAAGGAATCAATTCCTTGCTACATTCAGACTGTGGAAACATGACTTCTTAACATTTGAATTTACTAATGATTCTAATGGGGGAGCTAAATTCCGATTTAAAGCGACTAGTCAAAATGAACTCGCAAAGAACATGGTTCTTAGGTGGAATGAACAGATGTATTTAGATACTGAAATTGCAAGTACTGTTAAAGGTCCAGATGGGAGAGGGACTAAAGTATTGAATGCCGACTTCTTTAAAGGTTTAGAGGAAAGATATCAAGCTCTGCTATTAGCGGTAGAGACAGACATAGAGGCAGGTAATTTAGATAGTGAGACTGTAAACAAACATGTGAAGACCTTAGTGAAGTTATTTAATGATCTTCATATAGATATTGATGAAGCTACTATTAATATTGCAATGACTGAATTATATACAGAGACTCCATTTAACTTAGACTCATTATTTGTAATGTTAGATGATGATCTAAAACAAGTCTTTGGTAGAGAGAGTGAGATGTATAGAGAGGCAGTATTGGGGAGAGAAGAACTTGATGAAGAGGAAGAACTCTATGCAGAGGAACAGGAGGTATTAAAACTTCAATCTGCTTTCATTAGTAACCCAGTGTTATATATGAGTGATAAGTCTATAGGTAAAGCATATGCAATGGCCCACCCTGAGCTACAGGAAAGTGTAATAATGGGGGCGGAAGGACACAAGTATCATACGTACGCGGCTAATGACTTAGCTACAGATACTATGCGTAACCTTAAGCATGATGATGAATACTTAGCTACTCGTCTCAATATGATAAACAATAAGCACTCCCGGGTGTTACAGTTGTTGCGAAAAGATCCAAAGATAAGGGAGGCGATTTATTTACGTACTTTTAGTTCATTGAAAGAACTTGCTAGAGGAGATAAGGGGAGGGGTTTTAAATCTATTACTCCTTTGGAGGATTACTTAATACGATTCCATGCACTAGCAGAAGGTTATATGCCACTACCAGTTATGGCTAATAGAAAGCAATTTTACTTCATATCAGGTATACCTGTCTTAGAAGACGTTATTAAAAACATTAAAATAAAGAACGGTAAATTTGAACTTGCCTTTAATGATAATGCATTAGATTTACTATATGGATACTTCTTAGATGAGAAGGAGAGAGTTCTTGCAGCACATGATCTACGTGATGAGTATAATGATCCAAAGACTAGTAGAGGACGAAAGAAGATAATAAAGGAAACCTTTGTCAAGAACTATCATTATGGTGGTAAAATGGATCTCACTAAAGGGAACGCATATAAGTTCATACACTTTAAAGACTTTAACAAACATGCAGATCCAAGAATAATAGATAGTTTCAAGGAAGAAGAGATTAAGGTTAGTATAACAGGTATGCTAAACAACCTCTTCGATAAAGAATATAAGTATGCTTCTAAGCTTGGTGTTATAGAGCGGGATAGCAAAACATTAATGTTGAGGCCCGATGCCTTATGGAGTCAGAAAACTAGGGATTTATCATTGAACCCAGATTTAGAAGAAGATATGGCCATGACACATGCTTTAGTACAAACATTGTCCGACTTTATGGTTAATGGGATAATGTCTACTTTAGAATCAGAGAAGGTGTTCTTTGCTGATCCAGCATTCTTTAAGACGAATGAGAAGAGTGACGTAGATGTATCAGAAGATATATACAAGAGGTGGTTTGGCGTAGGTTCCTCTGGAACTAAATTTGCCAATACATCAGAATCTACTCCTGATACATATTTCAATGTATCTACTATAGAAACACAAGAGTTTCCTAGTTTACATTACAAGGCTATACATGAGCATCAAGTTGCTTTATATAAGAAGGCGGGTCTTACAGAAAAGAAGGCCAATGACCGAGCAACAAAAGCATTGAAGGCACTGCTTGAAGTAGATCCAACAGATGGTACGATGTTAATATCACCAGAAATGTATCGATCTATGGCTATTAGGTTAGGTAAGTGGCCAGATTCAAAATCAAAGGCTTATGATCTATTGGTATCAGATAAAGATTTGACACCAGAAGAGGAGCTTGTCGCAATGGGCGTGGTACTACAACCAATGAAGACCGTATATATAGGCAAACATGAACATGCAGGCTTAGACTTACTCATCTATGATAAAATGGCGATGGCCACTGTATTCCGCAGACAAGTTAAAGGGGGTCCTTTAGAGGAAGTGTTAGACAGAATGGAAGCTGTTGGTAAATATGAAGGGTTAGAGAAGATACATGCTTTTAAGTATGATTCTGCCACTAAGGTTGGTGGTTTTGCTGGCACAAAGTTATTTACCAATGCTAAGGTACGTAATGAAGTAAATGACTTAAGTGCAGTTGTTATTCAAAGACAATTGTTTGAGAACCTTAGACACCAAGTAGTGACAGATGTACATGACGTAGACCGACAACCAGTTGGTTCACAGATGTATAAGGTTGGTAGTTCTAATATAGACAAGAAAGCGTTATATAAAGGATTTGAAGATGGGACGCTAACTGGCGAAGATTTATTAGAAGCACTTACTAGTAGTCGAGAGGCACTTAGTAATTTAGGTAAAGAACGTATTCGTGCGAAGTTTGGTATGAAGGGCAACAAGATTGATAATAAGAAGTTTATTGCAATGCTGTCTAAGGATGCCAAGGAAGCTAAGAAGTCATATGATTTCATACAAGCTTTACGTAAAGAAGCGAATGGGGAGATGTACTTAGAATTAGATGCCTTTACTGATAAGAAGTGGGTGTATGATAGAGTCATGTCAATTATTGGTAAGGAGACTGTAGATCTACAGATGCCAGGTAATCAATTGATACAAGTATCGGACTATGGGCATTCTTATGGCCTTGATTTAGAGTATAGCCACCCGAAGAAGGATGGTACCGTAGGGGAGATGGAAGTGAGAGTCTCCACTGCGATGTTTAAAAATGTTATACCTAACTATGATAAACTGATACATGATGAACGTGTGGCGTTTCTAAAGAAGGAGTTCAAGTTAATTGGATATAGGGTTCCGGTTCAGGGTCAAAATTCTACTGTACGTTTAAAAGTAGTAGACTTCCTTAGAGAAAACTCTGGAGATGTAATTCAATTACCCTTGGAATTCACAGCACTTACTGGTTCTGACTTTGACATTGATAAACTGTTTGTGATAAGTTATAACTATGATAAGCGAGCTAAGCGGAAAGGTAAGATCGAGAAGGTGCAATATAGCGATGGCACTGGACAAGTATCTATACATAATAGATATGAGGATAAGGCAAGGGAATTATACAGGATGCACAAGCACAATGTTGAAGTGCTTGGGAAAGTACTGTATGATAAAATTGCAGGAAACACCGCGGTTGCAAAACCGTTTAAGTCAAATAGGTCAGATTTATATAATGAAAAACATGCTGCTCAACTACAGCTTCGTGAAATACAAGAACAGATAGCAGGAAAAGGTGGTCATCAACAACTTGTAGACGAGCAAAATAAACTCTTGATGAGGCTGTCTGATATTGAGGAGCAAATCGGGGATGACCAGGGGTGGATAGATGCCCTATTTGAGAATGAGACTCAATATATAATAGATGCTTTAGTTCAAGCGGGCGTGTTGCCAACACAAGAAGCTTTTGGTAAGCTGAAGATCGAAGAACAGAATACAAGAGAGGCAAATGAGAATAGAATATTAGATATCTTCTTTGCAGTTCTAGGTGATGAGAAACATTTTCTACAAACCTCTACTCCTCTTGTTGGAAGTACGAAATCACTTCAAGATAAGGCTAAAAAGTTTGATGAATGGTATGGAGAGAATCAAGAGTTAGATGCACTAGAGACTGCAACTCCTCGTTTTCAATCCTTAACCAGAGCAGTATTTATTGGAGCAGATCAGGGCATTGGCGCATTTTCTTTATCTAATGCACACCATTCTCTTACACAGCATGCTGACTTTGGTATGAATTCTGAGTTACGATTTGGGTTTGAAGAAGAAGAGGCGGATGAGGATATAGTGTGGTTCAATAAAATTCTTGGGAAAGACGGGCGCCCTATTATGGATTGGTTATCTGCACTTATTGATGCACACGTGGATGCTGCAAAAGATCCATATATAATTAGGCTTAATGTAAATAATGCTACATTTGATACAGTCAATTTAATGATCAGAGCTGGTGTAGGGGAAGTGACATTTGATTTTATGTCGCAACCTATACTTAAGCACTATGCTCAAGAGCATATGAATGCAACAGGTAAGATCTTAAGGAATGAGGTATCTAAAGCAGCTGCTCTTAACCCAGCAAAGTTCGCAGGCGATAAGGTAGCAGACTTGTGGGCAGATATGATTGACATAGAGGCTGTAGATTTTAAATCAGATGTAGAAGTATCTGAATTGCTCAATGAAAGCACGCTTCAAAACAATATCAAAGAGTATAACAATCTCCAAAAGATGACGAAGGAGGAGAAGTATGAATATATTAGTAACCAACTTGCTATTCTTAAAGCTTTCACAGAAATGACATTCGCTGCAAAGCAACTCACACGAGTTGTTATGGCCTCTCGAGTTGATACTAAGAAATATGGTAGTACTCCAGTACAAATGAGGCAGTTCCTTAATAACATAATGATCTTAGAGGAATCTGATCTATTTGTAAACTTAGATAGGTTGATTAACTCAGATGGAGTACGAGTTGAACACGGTACTATGTTATCTCCACTACTTAATAACAGTGTGTTATTTGGTTTAGAACTCATGAGTGATAAGAGTGTATATGGTACAAATGGTTTTAGTAAGATGTTTGGTAAGCTGTTAGAGAGTACTCCTTCAGGGATGTATGCTAGTCACAATACACTTAATGCTATCTCCGAGGAGTTATTTTCAATGTTGATATCTGATTTCTTTATAGATGCAGAAGAGGGTCTTGGTGTAACCAAAGAGTCATTGACTGCGTTACTATATAACCCAGATACACATATCTATAATCAAATACAGGCAGTAAAAACTGGTTCACATAAGTACTATGAGGACCTCAAGGAAAATAAATTCTTAGCCATGATGGTTATTGATTTCAATGAGTTACTTCCTGAAACAGCTGAGTGGTACATACGTACTCCATATCATACCCTTAACGAGCGTTGGGAAACTGATGATTATGTGGATGATTATATTGCCTTGACACAACACGAGTCTCCTGAAGTAAGGGAATTAGCAAAAATGCTTTATATCACTTCTTACTACACTAGTGGTTGGAGACAACGTAGGCATTCATTTCATGGATATACTCCTACTTCAATGCACAAAGAATTAGATGTAGGTGATGGTAAGTATGTTAGTTATAATGAGTTCATTAAAAAACTAAGGCGTAGGTTATCAGATGAGAACGAATTCCTTACTAGCTTCTCTAGTAGGAAACGACATTTCTTTAGGAACAATTGGGGCGATAGTAGATTTGTACCAGTTGTTGAAGGTAGTCTAATGGAAACCCTAAAGATAACAAGTGGTAAAGTAAAGAATAAAACTATTGGGATGCAAGTGAAGTTCACCCCCAAAGACTTAACTAAGTATAAAGGGAAGAATAAGAATGGGGATATAATTTTTACTCCCTATATAGTATTGGCAGAAACAGACACAACAGATGCATCGTTGTATGAATATGCTGGTTACAATAAGCAATACATGTTACCAATATATAGATTGATTCCAAGGAAGGGTTTCTCTACATCAGGAATTGGCTCAAGAGAGTTTGGGTTTAAGGGAGAGCAATCGATACTCCCTGATAATAATCCTGAATTTTATCTCGATGAACCCACATTTAAGAAGTGGATGGAAAGTAAGAAGAACATGGTATATATATCTTTTGAAGAACAAGAAGTAACTGATAAGACAAAACATACTGACGCATTCTTTATGGACTTTGGTATGGAAGATGCAACAAGGACAACGGGAGGGGCCTTATCTACATATGAAGGTTTCGTTACAGAACTTGAAGAAAATGAGGTCTTTGTGTTTGGTAGTAATCCGGTAGGTGTAAATGGTAATCCAGTGAAAAGAACAGGAGGAGCTGCACTATGGGCACATGAGAATGCTGGTGTAGAACAAGGTGAGAACATGGGCAATACCATGTCTCAGTCTGGTAAGGCGTATGGTATACAAACCGTAACTGCTCCTGGTGCTCAGCGGTCTTTAACTCCACAAGAGATAACTGATAACATTGCAAAACTATACAAAGAAGCAGAGGAAACTCCAGAGAAGAGATATCTCATAGCATATACAGCGAAGGGTAAAAATCTAAATGGATATACTGCTAATGAGATGGCTAAGATGTTCGTAGCAGCTGGGTCAATCCCAGGTAACGTTGTCTTCAATGATACCTTTGCCAAACTTATATCAACACACAGTCCTACTATTATTGTTCCTCCAGTGGCCACCATACCTCTAAAGAAGGTTAGTTCTGGTATACAAGGAGGAATAGACTCTCTTGGTCTTCCAGCTGCCAGAGTGGCGGGACTTGAAACAGGTGGTGTAGCTGCCCCTGGGTATATGACAGAAGCGGGTGAGACACGGGAGATGGCAGAGTTTGGCGTTCGCATGATAACAGAAGAGGAGCAAGCTGCCTATGGTAATGAAAACTTTTGGACAGCTCGTACTGAACTCAACGTAAAAGAGACTGATGGTACTCTATATATAGATAAATTTGAACGTTGGAAAAAGGGTCCTCGCAAGGGAAAGAAGAAACCTGGTGGATTTGGTGCAACTAGATATTATGCAGAAGAGATACATGGTAAGCCTTTCTTGGGTGTTAGTCTTAATGCAAATGTAAATGCTATTAGACACTGGATTGTCGATAACAATATAGAACATTTAAATATAGCAGGAAATAGAGGTAGTGATCTATCTGCTAGTGAGATGCGTAGAGCAAAAGAACTGCTGGTAGAAATATTTACTGGTGAGAAGTATGATATAGTAACTGGGCGACCACTTAGTTCACCTAGTGCCCCTATCAAGATATTCACAGATGGTTCAAGTAAGAATAAGACTAACGAACTTGGTTTTGGTGCATTCTTCAAATGGGCAGATAAGAAGTATGTGTTGAGTGGAAACAACAAAGATGTATATCGCATGGTAGATAAAAAATACCATCCTGAAATACATGCTCAAAACAACGCAAGTCCAACAATGGAACTACTTGGGATATTAGAGGCACTACGTAAGTTCTCTGACACAACAGAACATTTATATATTCTTACAGATTTGGAGAACGCTGTAAACTATGATGGTATTTGGGAGCGTGCTCGAGTGAATCAGCATGTGGCTGAGGCAACAGGACTTAATGGTAAACGAATTAAATCAACCCCACCTAATAATGAAGGTAAAGCTCCTTGGTTAGAGGATATCGTGCCACAGATTGTTAAAGTGATTGAACAGATAGAGGATAACGGCGGATCAGTTAGATTTCAATGGATACCTGGTCACATTACAGATAGTAAAGTGGAACAGTATCCACATGCATTTGGAGCAGAAGATGGTACTGTTGACAATACTTTGAAGGATCAGTATAAAGAAGGTAATGAGGCTGCTGACAAACTAGCAGGGTCTATTACACATAAGAGTAGTTTTAGAACATTAGAAGCACCAAAGGTAGAGTCAATAGAGGTACTTAGAGAGAAGGCAGAAGAGACATATCGAAAAAGAAGTGCGAATGATAATATACTATGTAAATAATAGAATATGGCGTCTTGTGATATAACACCGGAAATTATAAATAGAGCTGGACAACCAGTGGATTCCCAACTTTGGAAAGATCTTTCAAAGATATATAATAACAGGGATTGGGTTAAGAAGATATATGAGGGGATCCATACTGATCATTTTATATCATGGTTTGGTGACTGGATTAATAATGCTGATGATTCTTCTTTAGTAGTAGATGAGAACGGAGAACCAAAGATTGCTAACTATGTTGAATATCTTGATGGAGAAGTGGTTCCTGTATTTTTAAATGTTAGAGATGAAACAACATATGCCGAGCTTAATGAAACAAATGGTGTAATAGAGGTTGGTGAGGATTTTAGTTCTGATTCAATGATGGTCATATATGATGACGATGGGGGCCAAGTTGATATAACCAAACAGGTATTAGTTCATTCCGATCCCAGAATACAAGCAGCGTATGATGAATGGGGGTTGTTAATTACAAGTACGAATAATCCACTTGTGTGGGATGTACAAGATAAACTAGGACTCATTAATAAAGACAATCCGTGGGCCACTGATAGGAACGGTATTAAATTTAGGAGAAAGCAAGGTTTTAGTTTTGCTAAAGCAAAGAAGCTTGCCAAGGAAGCAACTGATATGGGGTATCCCTCTACAACTAAGGAGGTACAAGCCACTTATGGTAGGCGATCAAAACACATTGTAATCGTAAGTAAGGATATCTCTCAACGAACTACGGGTAGAAATAATCTAGTTGAACGATTTAGTCTCATGAAGAAGGATCGGGCAGAACTAGAAGAGAGATTCGATCTTCTATGGAAGGCACAGTCTAAGATGTCTGATTTAGAAAAATTACACGCTAAAGTTACTGAGGCGTTTGAAGCACGTATTTCCATTATGGAGAAGCAATACAACTTTATAAAACGTCAGGACTTTGAAGAATTTCTAGATGATTACTTAGAGCAAAACAACATAAGCGATGCTCTGGTAAAAGCGGTGGAGTACTCTGGTAAGATAACACAACAGTTGTTCAACAAGTATGCTGATATGAAGAAGAACAACGAACCTCTGACAGCAAAAGTGTTAGCGACATGGTCTGATTTTCTTGTAGCATATGATGTATTGGATGAATTACAAGATTTGATATTATCAGATCAATCAATAATACAAAATGAAGAGGTAAGGGTAACATTAGATGACTCAATAAAGAAAAAGAACTTTCTTAAAAAACTATATTTTACAGAGGGTATTCCATTGATGGCAAAGTGGTTAGCACCACACTACAATGGGATATATAAGAAGTTCGAGGATAAGATACGTGCAGAATATCGTAAGGAGTTTCATAGAAAGAAGAATAAAAGAAAATATGATGAAGACGTTGTCAGGAAAGATGAGACTCGTCAGGAGTATGTAGATCGACTTATGAAAAAGAATGAAGGTAAATTACGACAACAGACGGAAGACCTTCTAGAAGCAGAATTAGTTAAGGCTAGTAGAGATATAAGTGAACTATCACGTTGGATTGACAACATGTTAGATACCTCTGATCCAGTTGCGGCAGCTGTGGTTAACGCATTTGTCAAAGCGGACGAACAATCTCGAGCTGCAACTATTCGTAAACGTACAGAAGCTGTATCAAAAGTGGCAGCATATGAAAGGTTTAGGAAGAAAGGTAACTTTGAATCTTCTATCACATTTTATAAAAAGTTTTTAGAGTTTGATGAAAATGGAGCTGCTACACAGCACTTATTACGACCTTGGGTAAGTGATCTTATAGAAGAAGAACGGAGGCAATATAAAAGAATATACAAACAAGGTGAAGTAGACGATGTAGCTGTTATAGAACATGAGAAAGAATTATTAGCTAGTGGTAGAAAAACTAAGGAGAAATCTAGGGCAGATAAGCAAAAACGTATGAGTGATAGTATTGCCAACTGGCGTAAACATCATATACGTATATATGAAGAGGAACGCGATGCTGCATTATCTGATTACATGAAATCTCTTGTTGATAAGATAGATCCACTCACTGGAGAAGTAATATTAACCCATGCAGAATGGGCTGAGATTGAGAATAGTGTATTCATCTCAGGTCTTTCACCTAGGACACTAGCAAAAGAGGGTAAGATTTCAGATGAAGCAGTTGAGTTATTTCTAACTTGGCGAGCAAAGAATACCTGGAAGTATTCAAATGTAAGAGACCAGTGGAAAAATCCTCAATGGGATGTTTTTATGAAAGAAGTGAATATCCCCACAGACATACCCTATTATCAACAGGAAGAGATGTTGAGAGCATCGAAAGATCCAAATGCTGAATTCTACATGTATATCCTTGATATGGCAGATGAAGCAGATAACATGGTACCCCTCGCCTACAGGCTTGGTGGTAGACTTCCTGGAGTAGCAAAGAATCAGTCAGAGAGAATTAAAGAATCTCAAGATGCTTCTATCATAATGAAGCAAACGATGAATGCTAACATTAAACTTAGACCTGAGGATATAGAGCGTGGTGAAATGACACTCACGGATGAACAAGGTAATCCAATAATGTTCCTCCCCATTCACTATAGTAATAAGATAGAACTAGTCAATCAGTCATTTGACTTACCTGGTATATACTTTAGATATTGGGAATCTGCTAATGATTATAATATCAAACGTCAGATACTACCAGAGATAGAAATGGCTAAGACATTTATAGAAAATAGGAAAGCCACTAAACGGAATTCCTTAGATCAAATAGTAATGTCTAAGTTAACTATTAGAGGTAAGGGGAATATCGATGAAGAAGATAACACACGTACTGTACCTGCAGAAAAGGATAAGACCGCATTAGCAAAGCAATTTGCAGACTGGTTTGAAATGGCAGTGTATGGTAAGAAGTCGTTGCCTGGTACACTATGGCACGTGAAAGAGGATGTGGTATTAGATGTATCAAAAATGGTAGACTCTTTAAATAGATATACTTCTATTAGTCTATTGGCCTTCAATGTCGTTCAGGCAGGGGCCAATGCAATACTTGCTGAAACTATACAGGCAATTGATGCATTTGCACATGAGCATGTTTCTATTAAGTCTTTAACAAAAGCCACAGGTAAATATTCTAAATGGTTACCAGCGATGGTAGGTGATTGGGGGGCCAGAGCCCCACATCATGTTGGTTCTCTACTTATAGAATGGGCCAATGTATTACATACTGATGTCACTGATGTAAACTTCTCTAAGAAAACTAAAGTAGGACAGTTGTTAGAGTTGAGTACAACCTTTGCTTTGCAGAAGGCAGGGGAACACTGGGCACAGGGGCGGTTCTTATACGCCATGCTGGAAGAAAAGAGGGCATACAATGAGGCTGGTGAAGACATTGGTTCTATGCTAGATAACTATTATGCCGAAGATGGTGTGCTTAAGATAAAGGACAACGTTAGTTTAGTTAAGTCCAAATGGACACAGAAGGATCAAGAGGTCTTTATGATTAAAGCTAGAGGTCTATTATCCAGAATGCACGGGGAATATTCTGATCTTGGTAGAGTGGCTATCCAAAGGATGGCAGTTGGGAAACTAGCATATATGTTTCGTAAGTTTGTAGTACCTGGCTGGCGTCGTAGATATGGTCGTATGACATATATACAACGAATAGATCAGAATGTAGAAGGTAATTACATCACTATGTTTAAGTTCCTTAATGAACTAAGGAAGGACTTAAAGATATTCCAAATGGCTCTAATGTCAGAGGAATGGGCAGCCTTAAGCGATCACGAGAAAGCGAACGTCAGACGTGCATTAGGGGAAGTTGTTTCTGTAATATCTGTTACTATCTTAGCAGGGGCTTTATATAAGGGGTTAGAAGGTGATGATGAAGATGATAGGCTACTAGCCTATTGGGCTTATCAGGCATATAGGTTGCAGACAGAACTCTTATTCTTCTCACCAAAGATTGATGAGGCCATGACTATTTTACGATCACCTGCGGCGGCCATGTCAGTAGCTGAGAATGCTATTAGACTAATAGGTCAGATGGGAAATCCTGGTAAACGATATGAACGAGGCCCTTGGAAGGGGGAGCTTAAGATAAAAAAGACTGCTATTAATTTCGTACCTTTATACAAACAGTATTATAAGATGCGTGACGTTGAGGGCACGATAGCCTTCTTTAAAAACTAGCTCGAAGCCAGGGGTTGAAAAAAGTGAATTAAAGGGAATGAGGTCTAACAGACCTCATTTTTTATTCCCCCTAAATGTAAAAACCTATGGTGAACAGCCATAAGTAGTAGTCCTGCCCAGGTTCGAACTGGGGACCTTCTCCATATCAGGGAGATGCTCTACCACTGAGCTACAGGACTGTGAGGATGCCCGTAGAGGCCCTTTTAAGGCCCATACAGGCACTATCTCACATTAGTGGTATCTTACTACCATCCCATCCAATGTACGGCAGATGGACGCCTAAGGGCTTCATTCGCTTCATCTACCTTTTCAACGGTATTTTTAGCGTACTTACCTTTTCTCCACCAAGGCTTAGCTTTGATGGTGCTCTTTGGGTAAGAATTAGAGATTTCATCTACGCGTTTCTGCTTAGCTTCCTTCTCTTCTTCCAGTTTAAGTTGTTCTGACCGAGCAGCTACTTTGTTCCAGAACTTCTTCATACGAGGAGTACTGGCTTCTTTAGCTTCTTCAATAACATTATTGAGTTCTTCTACTTGAGACTTCAAGTCAACGATCTCCTGCTTCCTTGCTTCCTCAACTTCAGCGTCGGTTTTATTTTCTTCGAGTTTTTGAATTTCTTCTACTAACTCATCAATCTTATTTTCGTTGTCTTCAATAACTTTAGCGTACTCTTTACGTGTTTCAGTCAATTCCTTCTGATAGCGTTCACGTACATCACGTTTGGCATCAGTTATATCTTGAACATGAGTACTGTTAACAATTTTTAAAGTGTTTGTAATTTTGTCAAGTTTAAACTTAGTGTTGTCGAGTTCTTTTTCTAACTCAACATTATCTACCTTAAGAGTTTTAGCTTCTTCCTTGCGGATATTAGCAATTATAGTATCCAAGTTACGATATTCAACTTTTGGCCCTGCAGTAACTCCTTCGAGACAATGATCACATTCATAGCAAAATCTGTTGGAGCCATTGCTTGTATACCCACAACTTGGACATGTACGATCTACTTCATTAGAATGAAGTACCATGACTTTTTGGTCATCAGGAATAACGGGGACTTTTGACTTTTCAGTGTTAAGTTGACTAGTCAAATCTGAATTCTGCTTTTGCAGATGTTGGATAGTTTGTTTATGTGCACCGATAGTCTGGTCTTTGTCACTGATACTACGCTCAAGAACAACGCTCATGAGTTTATCAGCAGGCACTTCAATACCCTTAGGGGTAGACTTTACTTCTTTATTGTTAGACATTTTTATCAAATTATAAAGTTACGAAATAATCTTTAATAGTAATCTGAGTATTCAGATTGGCGACTACAGTGTCGTAGTCAGATACAGCCATTACAGCGACACGAGCTGTAAGGTCCTCAGTTAGGCATCTTTTACGCCATGAAATATCATTAAGACCAAGTGCTCTGTTAGCAGCTCGCCTTGCATACATTCCACATTGTAGTTCTGTGTTTTCATTGAATGCCTTAGTAGCTTTTTCTTCATCTTCTGTAAAACTTTGAACACTAGTATTACAATAACCTTTCACAATAGAATAAATGTCATCGATTTCTTGTAACTGATTATATAAAGGTACCAACTTTTTCATATTTGCTAAATCGGTAGACCTTTCGGTTCTATATTCTATAGTTTTTTCATCTGTTTCTAATTGCCTTTCGATTTCAGCATCCAGTAAAGCTTCAAGCTCTCCTTGAGCTTTTTCAAACTGGTTTACAAACTGACGTTTGATAGAATCAACTAACTTTGTTACTTGCTTGTCATTAAATAAATTTACTCTCATTATTTGTTAGATTTAAATGTTATATAAGGTATATATATTTATCGACATATTTGGTAATATTTGGAATAAAAAAAGGGGATGCTATTGCACCCCCATATTGTAGATCTCTTCGAATATATCGAAGTCGTCTTCAGGTCCTAGTGGAGGTTTAAAACTACCATTCCAGAAGCTCTTAGCTATTTCCCAATAGTCATCAGATACTTCGTGGTATTGACTAGTTATTATTCTCCAGTAATCATTTGCAAAATCTATAGGTACTTCGTATACTTCTTCAGTATTCTCGAAGATCAATAGGATCTTGTCATCAAGTTCAGGTCTATATAGGTCTCCTATGAAGGCCCCTTTAAACCCCAATGTTGTTAAAATATCGTTAGATTTGATACCCTTTCCATAAAATGCCATAGGCATTATTAACCATGTTGTTTTATTTAAAAGGCTCATATTATATTTTCTCAACTAATATGTTGTCTATATAGTATAGTATATCATGATCCCATGCATCATTGTCGAAGTGCCATTTCAATGTGTCCATTAGACCCATTATTTCAGTAGCGCCTTCATTCAGCTTTTTATCAGTAACATCAAATACTTTTACTTCATATGGGTATGCAGTACCTACCACTACAATGTAGGTTTCTTTTACCCAATCATCTAATGAAATTTTAAGTGTATTTTTGAAGTACCAATGTACAGCCATCCAATAGAATGCAAGCTGTCTATGATATGAATACTCGTTTACTTTCTCTCTGAAAGAGTAAATGTGTGAAGAAGTTTTAAGGTCCACTAGTTGGACCTTTTTGTTTTCGTAATCTATGACAATTCTATCCAACATAGATTTACATTTTAAGCCATTTGGGTATGTCCAATATATAGAGAATTCATTTTGTACAAATAATTTGTCTGAATTCCCAAACACCGTATGCTCATCGTTGAATAAAAGTTCTCGTGCTTTAATATGTTCACGCAAATTTACTTTCATTTCATTTAATGTTGTGAGCATTGATGATGGTAATACCTTTTGTATTGGAGATATTTTAATAAATTTTATATATTCGGTATATTGTTTCTCAAGTGTTTTGGCTTTATCTAAAACTTTGTCATCAGATTCTTTAGTAGTATATGCCTTTCTATAGGCACTTACTAACTTCTCATCTTTTTTACCTTTCTTTAACCTGGCGAATGAGTCACAGAACTCCTTCTGTTGTGCACTCTTAGGTTTTGAATAACTTAGGAAAGTATATTCTTTATCAAATTCCTCTGGTTCGAGGATGTACATATGTATTTGCTGACCCTTCTCAAAGTAGGTTTTAGTGGATTCTTCTATTAACCCATCGAATTTCATCTTGAAATACTTTGGAGATCCCTTACTCAACCATGATAAGGAAGAGTTACTTACAGCTTTTACATCGTAATAATCTTTCATTACTTCCCAATATTTTTAATAAGTTCAACTACCTCTTCTGTTTGCTTCTGGTTACGTGGCATATATAGCACGGACGTATTCTTAGTATCGTATAAGTGTTTCTTAAACAGCTTCCAACGTAATGGGAATGCATCATTAGGATTCCCTTTAGTCTCGATAATAAACTTGTGTCCTCTATGTTTGCCAACGAAGTCAGGTGTGTATGTTATAGCTCTAACTAGTGGTCTTTGTGGACCAAAGTATCGCTCACCCTTCTTTTTATAAAGCTCCCAGCTTTCGTTCTCGAATTTAAATGAGGGCATTAACTCATATTTAACTTTCTCGTATTGGAATTTAATGTTAGCTTCTTTTAATTTCTTATAGCAATGTAATTCAAGTTTGCTTTTAAAAGTTATACCATGATATTCAAGAATAGTAGCATTACGAACCTTCTTGTTCGGTGTTGCTTTCTTCTTTCTTCTCATTTATAATTCTTTTAGACTGCATCTTTTAATCCTTCTTTGAAGATCTCACTAACTTCTCCTATGTTACTATTCTCTTCAAGTTCATCAATGAACATTCTTTGCAAACCATCTACCTCAGCTTCAATGAGCTCAGATAATTCTGCAAATACAGGTATGCCAAGTGATTCAGCAGTGGCAATTTCTGCGGCGGTACCTTTAGATGTCTCTCCATTTGGGACTAAAAGTACTGCATCGGATGCCATTAACCAAGGTTGTCCGTTCTCAAAGTATTCTTCGTAGCTGGAGTAACCATGTTTAATACCACACAGTAAATCAATAGCAGGAATAAATACGGAGAATCCTGCAAGACGGGCTGCTTCAGCAGTTTCCATCATCTTATGTACATTATACAAGTAACCTACTGCATCAGCATTTAATTTACCTGCAACGTATACTCTAGTTTTTCTCTCCATCAAATAGTTCTTTTAATAATTCAATTGTTTTCTGTTTACTCATGTCTTTAGCAAAGTCACTTATATCCTTTATACCATACATATCAAGGTAATGTTTGTCTATAAATATCTTCTCTAAGTCATGCTTACTACACAGCGCTTCTGCTCCTTTAATACCACCTTCATCATAGTCAAAGAAGACTATTATCTTCTTGAACCTCGTCTTCAAATGCTCCATTAATACCATAGGTATGATAGAGTTCTCACTTTGTGGTGCTACGGAAGCATAACCATGTTCATACAGAACCATTACGTCTTTGAGAGATTTTGTTATTATTAGTAAATCACCAGATTCTGGTAATTGTGTTAAACCTTGTAAATCATATGATCCACAATTGTTTCTCCATTTGTCTTTCTTGTACTTAGCGTACGGTCGGTATATTTTAAACTTATCAAACACCTTATATGCATACATGGGACATTCCTTACTATATGTAAGGATCCCTTGTATTTCATTATGCCAATACATCAGTATAGGAGTTACCTCATAGAATTTCAAGGTCTCTCTACATATACCAAATTGGCCCCAGTAATCATCATCTGTCTGGGTAAAGTATTTACGCTTCACTGTCAACTCGGTTTCAATCTTATTGACTCTCTCTACTTTAGGTCTGGTGTGACCATTCTTCTGTTTATCACCTGTCATCAAATCAGCCCATATCTTTTCAAGGGCCTTATGGTATGTCAGGTCAAACATACTTTTGACTAAATGGACGACGTTACCACTGTCTCCAGTAGCAAAGTCTTTATACATTAGGTCACCACTTCGTGCTTTGAATAGAGTCCAGGAAGGATTCTTATCCTCACGTAATGGTGAGTTAATAGGTTTGTTAAGTTTTACTTCTTTTCCAACATAGAATGTATAAATATCAAGTGGATCTAATTTTGTTAAGATCTTATCTAATGTGACATCATCTGTCACTTTAGCTGTGTTATATACCATATGAAAAGAAATATAAAAGGATCACGCGGGGTTTCTCACTGCTAATGTACCGTTCCCAGATTACCAATTGGTTCTACTATAAACCCTTTTTCGATTATCACCATTGGCCTTGGGATTCACTACGATACAAAACGTTAGAGCTGGACTTGGGCATCGCTTTATGCAGAAGCACGCTAAGATGTTATTCCCTTACCGGGTCTTGTGATCCTTTTGATTATATATTAGGAAGTAGGTGGCCAAGGCAGATCATCATCTGCTCTTGGTAATGTAGCATTAACTGGTTCAAATGGATTAGATTGTGGCTTCTCCACATCTGCCTGTGTCTTGGTCATCTTATCAATTGATAGAATCTCAAGTTTGGATTTCTCCGCAGGTACCTCCATTGTCTCAATAAATGGTACATAATTAGGCAGTGAGGTATAGTTATTAAAGGAATAAACTACCTTCAATCTAACCTTCTTACCTACATAACTCGTTCCTAAAAGACTGATCGTAGAGTCGCAGAAACCTTTAAAGTCAGCTGCTTCAAATACGAATACATCTTCTGAAATGAATTTGGTTACAATATGTTTAATACGTTTAATCTGATTGGCTTGCTTGTTCTCAAGCTTCTCAGGATCTACATCCCTAGGTTTCCATTCGGTGTGGGACAGCTTCTTCCCATCCTTTTCAAAGTGAAATACTATGAATTCGTTATTCCCTTCGGGACTAACTTTATATTCTACTCCAACAAGTTCTACACTTTCATGGATTCCTACATCTAGGAAATTAGTTGCTCTAGCTTCAGATTTAACGCTCTTATCTACTTTATACATGTTTGCATTATTAGTTATTTAACTTATCATTCATCTTCTCTAAGAAGAGACTGTAGTCATTTTCAATCTCATCTACTCCTTCATCCGTAAATATGGGTGGGGTCTTAGCAGAATTGACACCATCACAATTCAAAGCGAGTGTGTAACTACGCTTCTTATTGTCTAGTTTCATGTCTGCATAGTGGACAATGGTGAAGTCTTTCTCGACTAAACCCTTCCACTCTTTACCTTTAACCATAATGCGCTTCTCTACAGCGCCAGCATCAGTCTCGACCCACTCATAGTGAGCAGATACGATAATGTGCTTCGGATACTTTTTAATTGCAAATAAGAGTTTTCCGATCTCTTCATTATAATAATTCCAAATATCGAAACCACGTTTGGTTTCTCTTGCAGTCTTTAAAAGACTGTCAACATATGCCGAAAAACTATCAAGCACAACCACCTTAACGGCGTCGTCCTTTGCATATTCGATAAGTTTTTGATAACACTCTTGCCAATTGTTAGGCGCACTATAATGCTTGAATTCGTTAATGAACGGCAACGGTTTACTTTCGATATTAATAAAACCGGTAGTCTCAGGGTTAAGATTCCTGAATGACATTGTTTTACCTCTACCTGGTGATCCTACTAATGCAATTTGGTAGGGAGTTGTGTTCATTATATTAAGTTTTATAGTTAAAAAAAGGGCTCCCCGGTATTACCCGGAGAGTCCTGTATCACTGATAATTACTATCGAGTGACCAAGAACCGGCGACCAGTGCGGTCTTCGGAAATGTAATATTTATTCCTGGCGGCATCACTAATGTACTGGTTGCCCAGAACATCATATTCAATGTCGAATTGATGCATACCAACTTTTACCCAATCGCTAAAGAAGGTAGCCTTCTCAGTAGTGCGAACGGGATCTACGCGATGAAATGCACAAACTTGTTTTGCTGCAAAAACTGGCTGAGGTTCTTCCTGATACTTTACTGTCAGGTTGACCTGAGTTGGTTGATGACAAAACGGTACTCGTTGTACTTTTGGACGTCGTCCAAAGCAGCATCGCGACTGCTTCTTGTAATACTTATATTCCCCAATATTATTTGCCTTAGCATAAGATTTAATCTTAGCCAGAATCTTTTCATAATCCTCAACTACGTCATAAATCTTGAAACTACGACCATCAAGCTCGTCTAAGGAGTCATGATGTTTTTCCTTAACTACACGGAAGTCATAGTCAAATGCTGAAGTGCAATCTCCTACAACAATTGCATCAAGAAGTTTAATCTTCTTATATGGCTTACCACCGAAACGGAGGTCTTGCTGCTGCAGTCCTGTGTTAACTAAAGTGTTAAGGACATTGTGAATATAAAGGCCCCTATCATTGTCAGTATTTACAATAATAAAAGATTCCTTCTTTTTGGTATTCTTCTTCTTTTGTGAAGAAGTAATCTCTTGTAGTATTAGCATATTCGTTATGATTTTAAATTGAACTGATCAGGTTTATCCTTAACATCGTCTATACTGTTATGTTTAAGGTTGTTTTCAAACCTGAGTATTTTTAACTCACCTTCTCGAACTTTCAAAAAGTGCATGTATATTCTATTGAGTACAGGTTTATTGCTTGGGCCATACTTTTCCAAATTTAAAAGTTCTGGGCGATGTAATGCTATAACATAGTCAGAGGAATGAAATAAAGAGTCACTACCAAATAAATCACTACGCATTGGATAATGCATATTGGGATTGTTGATGCGTTCTACGGCTTCAATGTTCCTATTCATTTGACTGACTTGAATAATGGTAGTCTTACCAATCTTCTTCTTCTCAATGAAAAGTTTTTGTAGTTCATACAAAGTTTCTCTCTCCCGAAGGCCTTCACCTCCTTTAGTGAGAAGAGTATGATCTAAAATGATAACAAGTGACTTGTTACCATCCTTAATCTTCTCTTGAAAAATGTCTATTGTGTTCCCTATTTCTTCAACTGTACCAGGACTATCTACATAGAAGATAGGGTACTTGTTGATTCTCTCTGCATACGCTTTTGCTCGTGCATAATCACTATCTGATAAACCCTTATAGTAGTCTAGTCCACCACCATACAATTCAGAGGTCGTCTTCTTCATTTTATATGATAGTTTCCTACCTACCTGTCGTGCTGAAAGCATTTC